AGGAGATGGTATGCAATATGGCAAACCTAGATCCTGAATGGGTATTCAATCTCTATCGAGATGTATTACACAAAGATGACATTGATCCAACAGAGATACTAAAAAGATTTTTTATGTTTAAGTTTTAATCACGGCCTGATGTACGAAGTGAAGCAATCTTCTTCTTTGCTTTTGTAAGCATCGTGGCACAAATACCTTTTATGGATGATGTTGCTTTCTTCCACAACAAACGGAGTGCCGAACCTAAAAATTTCTTTACCGCACTTTTCACAGTTTCCAAGTTTAACATTTTTTTCTCTCCTCATTAGTCATATATCTTTTTAATTTTAAGTCTGCCCATATCTTCATACAGCTCTGCTTTTACTTCTTTGCATTGCATTACCATACCATCTTGATTAGCTCCGATGTTACGTTCAATAACTCTGCGCTGTTTCAAACAGTCGGTCATGCCGTCAGTCGGAACATACTCAATGATTGATCCGTTCTGTATCATCAATATTGCAAATACTACTTTAATGGTTTCCATTCTGTCTTACCTTATCTTTTAAATCCTCTACAGCATCCTCTAGTTTTAGAATACGATCTTCAAAAAAGTTTATGGTAAGGTCTTGTGATCTATCTTTTGGTAGATCTTTTAAGTCTTCTTCAATCGCCTCTATTTGTGTACCAATATATTCAATCAACATAAATTGTTCTGAGTCGGCTGGCAGTGAACCCAGCTCTCCCCTTGGCCACTTAATTCTGAACTCAGTATTCTTTTCTAGGTCAGCTTGCATAAGCTGTATTTCTGTTTCTATAATATTTAGTCTTTCAATAACCCCAAAACCAAACCAACAGCCTACGGCTACTGCTCCAATTATTGAGATTAAATTACGCATCGGCATGGAGACAGCCGTGTTTTCACTTATCTTCATACTTCTTCTAGCTCTCTATTCTCACAGTAAAAGGCCCATGTCTTGAGTGGTTTGCCATCGTAATTGCCTTTCTCTTCTGCAAGTTCCATGACCAGTTCTACCTTGTTCCAAAAAACAAAGTCTAAACATTCCTGCCTTGCTTCAAATGATTTAAGCATATAGTCAGTGTAGATAGGCTTATCTACATCTTCATACCACATCATGGCTGATATAATCCAAATCATTTTTTAACTAAGCTGCCACCAAAGTATAAACCTGTTATTGCTGCTACTAAATTTGTATCAAGCGGTGTTATAACAATACCCCTAGCTGCCATAGGAACCCATTGCATTACTTCTTTGCCTTCAAAGAAAAGGAACCCAGGTTTAAATTCTAAGTACCCTACAATAACTTGCGCCTGTGGATCTATCAAAGGTAGTATCTTTGGCAATACAATGATTGCAAATATTGCAGTCAATGCAATTATTCTACGTGTCCATTGAAAACCTACGTTCTCATATTCTCTTGCTTCTCTGAAAGCTGCTGTTTGAACTTCAGCTCTCTCAAGCATCATCTTTTGCTGTGCTTGTTTTGCTTTAATACTTTGTGACCAAATGCTCATCACTCCACCCAGTACGGTAGAGCCAAGCATAGTAATCATCTCAAAGGGAATACCCATTGAAACCTCCTATGTTATTTAATTGTATATCCTGACGGTTGTGTAGATAGTTTTGGTAACTTGTCAGGCTGTTCGCCTTGTAAAATATCTTCTAAGTTTTTGTATAAATACCATACAACAGATCCTATAATGCTATCTCTAGTAAATGTTTCTGATATTTCTTTTATCGAGCAACCATACTGCAACAGCAAGGACACTGCCTTGCCAGAGCTGCGTAACTCTCGATCTAAAGTGGACTCTGATTTTTTTGTCTTTACCCATACTGCAACAGGTGTAATGCCTGTATCAGATAGCATATAATCCATTGTTGCAACGATTGGCATATCGTCAATCAGCATACGAACATTTACGGATCTCATCCTGTTTGGAATAGACATTCGAACCACGTTACTCATAATCTCTTTCTATTATCATTTCTAAGTAATGTATAGCTTTTTCTATATCTTCTCTTTTACCCTTGTATTTATGCCTGCAAACGTACTTGATTACGTTGCCTTCTGCGTATGCTAGATTATTAGCATTGATAAACTCAGCAGGTTGTATGATAAATCTTTTGTAGTGATCGCCTTTTATTTGCTTGTCCAGTGTCTTCATGGACACAATTTATTCCATCTTCCACCTTTATTCAACACCATTGGTAACAATTTTGGCTGACTGTTAATAATTATACCACAGCCTATTATGGGCCTGTCTTTAAATACTTTGTCGTAGGCAAAAGCCAGTGAGTCTTTGTCTATTAAACATCCCACCTGCATAGCCCACAAAAGCGATGAAGGGTTACCCCAATATGATATGCCATACTTTGTATGGTAGTGGCCCTGCACGTAGCAGGTTCCCTGCTTTTGTCCAACAGTCATGATGTTTGCTGATTTACCGTGATGAAAGTGTACGTCATTACCATCTGGCAATCGGATAGTAAGTTCGTTATGCCATTTCCATCCAGGACCAACCTCTAATACTTCGTTGTACCCACGCATATATGCTCTGGGTAGTCCTGCTTTGAAAGCTCTCCTGTATGCAAGTGATCCATGATTAGAGTGCAGCAAGTCTACTTCAGGCCAAAGTTTTTCAATCTCATGTATTGTTGTTCTTGCTTGTTCTAACTCATCACCTGCGCTTGGCAAGTCACTATCTTGCCCATGAAAATTTAATCCGTGCTTGTCACACTCATCGCCAATATGCACCACCCTATCAGGTTTGTATTTTCGCCTGATAGAAGAAAGGAAAGGTAGTAAATCAGGGTGGTGATATGGACAATGCGTGTCTGATATAACCAGTATGCACTTGTTTTTCATGCTTGAATTTGTACTTGATTTGCACTAGAGGTGCAAGACTACATAAGGGTACGTATAATTAGGTAGCACATTTGTAAGAAAACAGTAGTTCCTATAAACCATACAAGAGTTCTCAGTTGTCTCATATCTTTTTCAATATGACATAAATGATTGTCTTTCAGAGTTGTTAGCTTTTGATCTAACAGTTCTAGCTTACCCTCTATACGGATAATAGCTTCTCTGTTTTCTTGTTCCATTAGCTTACAGGATCACTTTCTACTTGTGTTTTCCAAGCAGCTTTAATTTCATCAGTCCACACAGCATTTGCTACTGCCTGTACTTCTGCATCTTCTGCACTAATATCCATGTCAGAATTTAAAACTTTCCTGTGACTTTTTCTTGATATTTCTGTGTCATCCTCTTTAATAACAGTATCAGTTCTTACTTGAACAGCTCTGTAAGGCCCAACCACTTCTATTTTTGCTATTTCTGTTTCTTTAGTTATTGCCATTTTTTTCTCCTTTTAAAATATTTAAACTACTCTAAAGCACCCACCAAACATGAATGTAAATCCATCATTGTCTAGTTTGCCTTCTTTTAATGCAAAAACACCAGCACCGCCATTTTGCATAATTCTTATTAAAGCTTCATTATTCACTGAATAACCTCCAAGACCATAGTATCCACTATCTAAAGTTATGTCAGCATAGTAAGGTATTGACCAACTTCCTTGATATAAAAGGCTTGTGTTTACTGCTGTAAAAGGCAATGAAATTCTTAAAGTTCTACTAGCTGTTCCATCAAAAGATGTTGCATTACTTAAAATTACCCAACCTGAAGCATAAACCATGTCTCCAACTTTTATATAAGTACCAGTTGATTGAGCATTACTTGCGGTATTGCTAGAGGTTAGTAAAGTTGGTGTAAATGATCCTGTTTCATAATCATCAAGCAAGTTTGATGCTGTTGCAGAAGTTACTCCTAAGTGAACACCTTTACCAGATGCACTAAATGTTATGTTATCTGTTAGTGTTGCTCCACCATCTTTTAGTGTTACGCTATCAATAGCCACACCATTGGCTGATGTCTTTTCTGTTATTGTATCTACTCTTATTTCACTCATAAATTATCCTTACTCTATTTCAGATGCTAACTTTTCAGTCCAAGCATCTTTAACAGCATCAGTCCATACAGCATTAGCTACTGCTTGTACTTCTGCGTTTTCACCAGATATATCCATATCAGGATGTACAACATGTCTGTGTCTGCTTCTAGATATTTCTTTACCATCTTCTTTAATGACGGTATCTATAGCAACTTGAACAGCTTTATACTCTCCAACTACTTCTATTTTTGCTATTTCTATTTCTTTTGTTATTGGCATTGTTTTCTCCTTTTAAATATTAACTTGAAATATATGTTACGGTTAAATAATTATTATCAGACCCAAAAGAATTTGCAGTTGTAAAAATTCTTCCCCCTGTATCACACAAAACTATTCCATTATCATCAACGCCTGTATCTGAAACTGGAGCAGTAGAATTTGCTGAAGGTGCAAAGGGCAGTGATGTGAAATGAGCCGATGTTGAGCTTGATTTAGCACCATTCTGCCATATCATAGATAAAGTTACTATTTGACCAATTTTTGTATATTTGCCTGACATACTTGTTGGGTTTGAATTCCAAGTTCCTGCAAGAGATGGTGTCCATGTACCCTCTTCATAATCATCAAGTAAGTTTGACGCTGTTGGAGTAGTTACTCCTAAATGTATTCCATAGGCAGTATTAGCAGGTGTAAG